GCCATCGCCATCGCCCTCGCCAGAGCCATCGCCATAGCCAGAGCCATTGCCATAGCCATAGCCAGAGCCATTGCCATAGCCTTTCTTTATTGCTTCCATTCCTTCACCCCTTCAATGCTGGTTTGTGCTTTCTCCGTACAGTCGATAATCTCAATAGCTTCAAGCAATGTTATCCTGTTGACGGCAGCGGGAAATTTGCAATCATTTGGTTTTACTGTTCCGTCTATTGCTAACTGTGATAATGTTGCCGCCCCACTCCAATACCAGATGCGCCGGGCTTTTCTCATAACCACTTCTTTATCTTTCCTGCTTTCGAGATATCCGGCAAAAACTCCCGCTGAGTATGTCCGACAAATCACATACGTCATCCCTTCAAATTCTTTAGCCATCGCATTAAATTGATCT